AGCATCTGCGCTGTGTCAGTAAGGTTACTCTCTAGTTGTCCTGTCTGTGGATTAACTCTTGTGTTTACTAAGTTAGTGGATACACCATAGGGTGTGAAGTCACCAACCATCTGTGATGCACGTTCACCGATGTTAGCTAACGCTGTACCAGCACCTTGACCTACATCACGGTAAGCATTAAATAAGTTTGTTGATAGCTTATTGTATTCTTCTTGGCTTATCTGTCCTTGTGCTCTTAACTTATCAGCAGCATCGTTAACCATTGCTAAGTTAGCACCAGAGCCAATTAAGTTACCTAGTAAACTACTAGCACCTGAGTTAGATAATGCATTGACAACACTGCTAGCTGCTGATGCAACTTTAGCAGCATCAGTTAATGACTTTGTTGTGTTGGCTGCGTTAGCTAATGTACCTGCTGCGCCAGCGGCTAAACCAGCATCTAAACCAAGTCCTGCACCCAAAGCACCTAGACTTGAACCAACAGCCCCAGCCTGTGCTACTGTTGATGCTATTGGCTGAATACCTTCACCAAAAGCTATAGCCAAATCAGCCCCAGTTAGTGCACTTGCAGCAGGTAACGCTGAACTAGCAGCAGCAATTTCAGCAGCGGTAGAACCAGCAGCAGTGGCAGCACCAGCACCTTCAAACAAACCACTAGCGGCTTCTAATAAAGCAGGACCACCAACAACAGCAGCAGCTCCTAAAGCAATTTTAGGCAAGTCTTTAACAAATCGTTGCCACATTGTACGATCTTCAGATACCTGTTGAGTTACTTGTCCTGTTGTAGGATCTAAAATATCATATCTTTTAAAGTTACCAGATAAACCTGACTGATCGTTAGACATGGTAACAAGGTTATTACCTGAAGGTCCAACAAGCCACTCACGTCCTTGGAAAGTTACGGGATTATATTTTGTCTCGTTCCCACCCTCTAAACTTTCTGTGTATTTAGCCTTTTCTATTGCTTGTTGAGCCGGTGTTAATGACGCAAGTCTTTCTTGTTCTTTAATATATTCTTGACGCTGTTGCTCTGCTGTTTTTACAACAGTCCCACTATCTTCTTGAAATCCGTATTGATCAGAAAATGTAGGGAGTGTTATACCAGCTTGTGAAAAATACAGATTTACTTGGTCTACAGGAAGCCCAGTAATGCTTGCTAAATCGTTAGCAGTAGCTCCATATCTTTTAGCTGCGTTAGCTATAACTTCAGGGTTGTTTAAGTTCCCTACAATGAAGTCTATGACTCCTTGCTTTTCTGTAGGGCTTAAATTAAATGTGGTAGCCATTAGTGATTCCTATCAAAAATGATCATACTGTTCTTCCAGTTTTGAAGAATACATCCATCTGTTGTATGGACAGTACATCAGCATCTACGTTAGCTTCGATACCTACTTGGAACACTCTACCATCGTTGCTAAGTTGTGCTTTAAGTAGGTTGATTGATTTAGTTGTACTGAAGTATTCAGCAATGTTAAACTCAGACACATTGTATTCTGATTGTGTTGTGCTTGGTATTACAGCTAACTCAGCACTTTGATAGTTAGAAGTGTAGTCTGTACCCCATTTAAGGAATACTTGAGTCTGTGAACCACCAATAACTAACATAGATAACTTCTTAAGTATCTTCAGTATTGATGCGTTACCAGCATCTAAGTGAGAGGTATAGTACAAGAATCTAATCGTTGTACCATTGTCAGAGTAACTAGCAGCATATTCACCGATGTAACCAGCTCTGCTGATGTATAACTTTCTATCTCTTGTAGACAGTAAAGCCTTTGGAGCTAGTGTCCACGTAGTTACTTTACAGGAACCATCCTGTAGACGTTGCTTGAGATCTAAGCAGTAGGAAAGTTCTCTAGTTGGTAAACTAAGTAGATAGAATCCAGACTTCTCATAGAATACTGATTTGATGTTCTCGTTGTCTTCGTTGATAGCGATGTCACTGATTAGATCATCCCTAACATTCTTTGATACATCAAACAAAGGTGCTGACTTCTCTTGAATTGTTCTACCGAGGCTACGAACCCCTGTATCACTAAGGAAAAAAATATCTGTTCCGACATCCTGAATGGAGTCTCTAGCAATGCATCCAACACCATCAATAACCTCTACTAAGGTAAGATTAGAAGCTGGATCTGATGCAGCTCCACTATAGATGATCAGAGACTTCTTACAGAATATGATTAGGAAGCCATTAAAGGCTGCTAGTCCAACGATTGAGTCAGTACCGTTAGTGAATACATTCTCAATGTCTAAAGAGCCTGAAGTGCCTCCATTCCATTTGTAACCGATCAACGTATCAGACCACCATATCGTAGTTTTGTTCGTTGATGTATCTGCTACCCATAAACGACCATAAGCAGCTAAGACTTCATTAGCTAACTGTACAGTACCTGAGTGGCTGGGATGAGCGGACACTAAAGTCCATGTGTTACCTGCATGATCATAGATCAGTGGATTATGAGCACGTTGGAAGAAATATGTATGGTCATTGAAGTTAACTGCTTTCCAGTTCTGTGCTGTCCATGTAGCAGAACCATCATAGACCTGAGTCAGTGTTGTTGTACCTGTGTAGATACGGTTATTACCAATAGATACAATCTGTGTTGTACCGTTTTGTTTAACTACTTCATGGAGTAGCGTAGGTTCTGTGCTGTTGTATCCTGCTGATGTATTGACGTTGTCCCAACCACCACGACAAGCAATACGACCAAACTGATCAATAACAGCATTCTCTGCTTTCAGTGCAAAGTCTTTAGTAATAGCTACTGAAGAGTCTTGTGTATTAAGACCAGCAAAGCCAGGAGCTACGATACTAACTGACCGTAACTCAGCAGCCATTATACCCACTCCCAGGTTGTTTCATCACCATATCGCTCTGCTTCTATAGAGATATAGGATGCTACTGCTTTACGATACAAATCAGCTTGTTGTTCGCTTAGACGACCACCATCTTCACCACGTTCATTGATAGCACGTAGTAAAGCACCTTGAATCACTAACTCTGAAGGGACATACAACACGTCAGTGCTGGCGGACAAATCAGCCTGTGGTACAACACAGTCTACTTTAACAGTCAATGCTGACGTTGGGATAGGCCATAGATCAAGAGTAATAACACCAGTAGATGATGTGCTGTTACCAATAGAAAAATAAAAAGGATCTCCATTTACTGATCCTTGAAGGTTAATCCACTCATGCATCTGATTCTGTGTAGCTTGCTGAAGATCTCTCTTCAGTGATGGTATGTAAACTACTAATAACCTAGACCTAGGATTAGTACCAGGGATCTCATAGTTCTGTGTACCATTGACAGTAGTGATTGTCTTAGTGGTACGAAGTACAGACCAGTTCCATGCATCTTCAACTTCACGTTTAGCTTCGTTAACAAAGTCACCTACTAACTTAACATAAGTTGTGTCAGTAACAGAGGCTGCTTCAGTCTCACGAAGCCTACGTAGTACACCATTAACACAATCTAAGAATGTAGCCATTTAGATCACCATTTATTGTTCTACCACTTAGTACGATCAGCCCAGAAGGCCGCTGACATCTTCCCTTTAGCAATATTCTTTGCGTGGCGAGCTTTAAAGGCTTTATTCCTAGCAGATCCTTCAGGAGAACCTTTAACACCTTGTTGACCAAAACGAATCGTCTTAACTTGATCACCGTCCTTTGCTACAACAATGTGAGATTTCGTAGGATGTCCTGGTGTTCTTTTAGGTTGATTATATCCAGAGACTCCTGCTCTTTCCAGCCTTGAATCTTTCTTCATTTCTTCTTAGCAGTTTTTGCTGCCTCCTTAAATGCTTTTGCTGTTGGAGCACCTTTAGTGCCTGGTTTTCTCATCTTCTCACCAGAGCCTTCAGCGATACGTTTACGCTTGGCTTGGATGTTAGCGTATAGTCCTTGCTTCATTTCTTCTTCTTAGGCTTTGACATACCAGCCTCTGACAAAGCGATAGCAACTGCTTGTTTACGAGACTTAACTACAGGACCGCCTTTACCGCTATGTAGAGTACCTTCTTTGTACTCCTTCATGACTTTACGTACTTTAGCGGGTTTAGGTTTCATGATGGATAACCCATCTTACGTTCTTTAGCCTTCATAGCCTTGGATTCTTTCTTCTCATGCATCTTCTTAGCCTTCTTTGATGCATACTCTTCCGCTTCTTTCTTTCCTTTGGCGGTGTAAGGAAACTTCTTATTCGCTACCATCGGCATTTTTACTTCTCCTTCCTAGCATACATTGAACGGTATCTGTTTCGAATATCCTAATTGCAGTCCATACAATCGTTAGCACTGCTGCAATGGCTGGTAATAGCTCTGCTAACGTACCTACCACTGTTAGGATTGATACAGCATCTCCTAATTGCTTGACTTGCTCATCAGCTTGTAGGGCCATGATTATTCACTTAAGGCTGCAATCTGTTGCTGTAGCTGTTGAATCTTTTCTAAAAGTTCTTCTTTGGTTGGTAAAACATGAACTGGTGCTGTTACTTCTGGTTTAACAAACTCATTGTTAACAAAAGACCATCCTATACTAGCACTCGGACAAAACACCCACCCTTGTTCTGCTGCATAATCATGGTCAGCAACAACGACATTAGTAACTACATTATTTTCTATAATTGCGTATCTATTGTCCATTTGTATCACCATGAATAAATACGGCAAAGACCTGAGCCACCATTACCGCCTGCTCCGCTATTAAGACTTACATCATCAGGATTACCTGTACCACCTCCACCACCTCCTCCTGCTGCTGTTCCTCCAGCACCGCCGTTACCTGCATTAGCATACCAAGCACCACCACCGCCTCCACCGCCAATACCTAAAGCACCACCTGCTGTTCCATTAGCACCAGCACTACCAGCAGCACCTCCTCCACCACTATTACCTGCTCTTGAGCCACCAGCACCACCAGCATAGCCTGGACTACCTGCGTTATTACCTGAACCTCCACCACCTCCGGCTCCTCCCTGATAAGAAGAACCACCAGCACCTGCTACGGCAGACGAATGTGCAGTGCCTCCAGAACCACCACCAAAACCACTAGATAGTTGTTGGGACGTACCATCATTTACTGCACCACCAAATTGACCTGATCCGTTTGTGGTTGCTATATTTGGTGTAGAACCTGTTCCTAACACACCACCACCTGAACCGCCAACAGAGCGGGCTCCAGACGGAGCAGTATGTTGGCCGCCTCCTCCACCTGAACCACCATAAGAGGTTAAGTAGCTACCAAAAGTTGTATTACCACCACTACCGCCACCATTACCATCCAAAAGAGCAGTACCTGTTCTTGCAGCACCACCAGCACCACCAGCACCAATAGTTACTGAAACAGTGGAAGATAAATCACTAGCTTTGAATAATCGGTAGGTATAAGCTCCACCACCTCCACCACCACCACCTGTAACCCGTGATGCAGCACCAGTAGTGCTAAGACCACCACTACCACCTCCACCTCCACCACCCCAACACTCAACCATCACAAATGTTTTTCCTGCTGGTTTTGTCCATGTACCTGATGATGTGAATTCATCAATCTTTGGCGCAGGTGACTCAGCAGATTCCCATGTACTCCCTGTGGAGGTTAACACATTACCGGCTGTTCCTGCTGCAACAGTAACAAAAGAAGCTGACCCATTACCAAGTAAAACACTACCAGCAGTTGCAAAAGATAGACCAGTACCGCCATCATTTACAGACAAATCAGAAATAAGATTTGAAATGGTTCCACTCGAAAAAGCCATATTCGATAAAGAACCACTAACACCTGTTAAGTTAGTAATACTTAAGTTAACAGCACTACCAGTTAAGTTTGTTACTGTACCAGACGCAGCATCTAACTTTGTACTGATAGCAGTAGCAATGTTGTTGTACTCTGTATCGTGTTCAGTACCTTTAATGATCTTACCTGCTGATCCACTCGGTAGTGAATCTTTTGCAGCAAAGTTAGTTGTCTTCGTATAGTTAGCCATGAAAGTCAATCCTCTTTGGTATTCTTAACCTTTTGGACCTTTTCAGTTTTCTTTTCTTGTTCTTCTTTTACTTCTTCATACTCTGGATGTCTACGCATCTCAGCAATATCAAACTCATACTCTACGTTGAGTAAGTTGTTAGACCAAATACATCTGAATGTAGCCATTGTGACCTCTATATAAAAGAGAAGCTGCCGAAGCAGCCTCTCTAGTGCTTCTAATTAGCTAGGAATGATCAGAGCAATACCAGCATCGTTACGCAGCTCTGCAACACCATACAGCGTGTCAGCAGTGTACAGCGTAGCGAGATACTCTTGCTTGTACTGAGCCTGTGAGCGAACAGCCATCTGCTCTGCAAGGACCAATGCATCCTTGTGGAACATCAAGCAAGCACGAGGAGCTGTACCAGAAGAGGCATAAGCAGTGTCAGCGTTGCTGCTAACAAAAACTTTAACACCGTATACATCACCGATTTGACCGTTACGGATAGTGTTGTTACCACCTTGCTCACCAACAAAGGCTTGTTCGGTAAAGCGAGCAAGACCCATCATGGTGTTACGAGCAACAGGAGGAATAACGAAGTAACGGCTATCTTGAGGTACGTTAGCATCGTCAAGACGCTGGATCGTACGACGAATAGCAGCATCAGTCAATGCAGTTGCGTTACCAGCACCAGCACCACCAACAAAGGCTGTAGTACCATCACCACCGATGTAGGCAGTGGTTGTACCGGACACACTGTAGTCACCAGTAGCACCAGCGGCATGAGAGCCATTGAACAGACGACCAATCTGGATCAGATCAGTGTCAACCTGTGCTGAAAGAGCATAACCAGCATCTTCAGTGTAGAAACGACGAAGTGAAGCAAGAGCCTGAACTTCAACGATGTCCTCAATCAAACGTGAGTATTCGTAGTGCTTGTTAATGGTAACCTGCACTTCAGACTCAACGTTAGCCTGAATGGTAACAGCCGTGTTAGCTGCTTTAGCGGCTGCTGAACCACGGGTAGGACTAGGAATATGAAGCGTATCACCTTTCTTACCACGCATCGTCATCTTGTTGACGAGGTTCGCCATAACAAGATTCTTTTTGTAGGAAGCGATGATTTCATCAGACCAAATCTCAGGAATAAATTTATCTGCATTGGTCTTGTTGACAATGGAGGAACTACCTCCAGGATAAGCTGCTGTAGCCATTTTAAATTTCCTTTAAGTTTAGGTTATCGAACCCTACCTTCGTTATAGGCTGAGATGATGTCATCTTGTAATGCCATATAACGCTCAGGGTCAGTCATTTGGAGCCGAATAAGATCTGCTCGACGATAAATCTTCTTGCTCGTTTCACCAGTAGCACCATCAACCGCTACCGTAGCTGCTTTCAAGGTTTGATCTCTTTGACTCTGTAACTGCTGTGCTGCTTGCTGAACAGTTTCCTGTTTAGCTTTCTTCAATGCTTTGAAGTTAGACAGTAGTTCATGAGCTGAATCATAATCAAATTGTTTGTCCGCTGCTAGGTACAATCTTTGACGTACAGGTGACTCATTCACCCAGGTAGCAAACTCAGGATCAGTAATGACCTGTGTATAGTCTGGATGCGATTGAGCTAGCCTGTTTGCAGTTTGCATCCTTGCCATCTGTGCCGCAGCCTGTTGAGCTTGGACAACTGCTGGATGGGATTCAACTGCTTTATTAACTGCCTTAACAGGATCGGCAAAAAAGTCAGTATCATCTTCGATAGCTTTAGCAGGTTGATCCTGCGGTGTGATTTGCCTTTTGATGAGTTCATCAGCTAACTTACGAACTTCTCCAACTTCTTGTGCTTGACGACCAATTAGCTTTTCAGCCTCTTGATGCATCCTTATGATGTCATCTAACGATTTACCCTTATACTTCTCAGGGATCGTAGGTTCTTCCTGAGTTGGTGCTGTTTCAGTCTTAGCCTCTACAGCTTGAAATTCATCGTTACCTACTTCTTCATCTAGAGATTCTACAAATTCAGCCATCTGCTTCTCCTAGTCGGGTATAACCCAATTGTTAGGAATTAAAAAGAAATCTAAGTTATCCCTCATAGTAGGACTTAGATCTTGCTACGTTTGCTGCCTGTTCATGGACTGTTGCCCATCGATCATGAGCTGTTGGAAAAGCACCTGTGATGCCTTCCAATTTACTCCTAGGAGCTGCTAACTTACGATGTGCTAACAAATCACAGTACGGGCACTGCACACTACTTACGGAACTATCAACGAAGTGTTCGCTTACGTGATGGTTTCCACATTCAAAATCATTTAGTATCCTCATTGACTAAATCCTCATAGGCTTTTTCCCAAACTTCATGCATCGTTAGGAGCCAATCTAAAGCTTTTAGTTGACCTTTACGTTCTTGTAGTTCTTCTCCACTAGAGATAGTGGTTATGTCCGCTACTGCGTCTCTGTACTCTTTAGCGTCTTCCAGTAGAGTTTTCCATCCAGGATGGCTCATTAGGTCGAAGCGCTCTTCGTAGTATCTTAGTAACTTAGTAGTATCCATTGTTGTTATTTTACCACATCTTTATGAATTTGTCAAGCATGTTTCAATGCTTTTGTCAAGATATTTCAGAAATTTGTGAGGTAGTAAATCCAGATAGTTGTGTTGTAACCACAATCTCAGGTAACTCTATAGCCTCTATAGGCTGTAGTTCAGTCTGCCAAGCACTCTCTACCCAAGTCCTGCTCTCGTGCTGCCAGTTCCACTGCCATCCTGCCCTGTCTGCTGGCTTAGGGTCTCTGATGATCCATTCCCAGTTTAGCCATACAAGTTCTTTGCCAGCGGGAACGTCTGTCGGAGGCGAAGGGGCCGGTTGCCAGCCTTCAGTGCCATCAGTTTCAGTGCTTGGGATAGAACCGTTTTTTGTCCAGTGTTGCATGGTCTACCTCTATAACGTAAGAAACGCTGCTGTTGGTGCAGTGAAGTTAGCTGTGTAGCGAGCATCGTTTGTAATTCTTACATCCTGAACGTACGCATTAGCCGCGCTTCCACCTGTCCTGTCAGCACCGATATACATGGAATTGGTTTGGTTGAAGTCTGTGCTTACCGTACCAGTACCGTCATTGGTTCCGTTGATGTATATCTTCGTTTGATTGGTGCTTGTACCTTCTCTGACAACAGCAATATGCGTCCAGGTTGTAGCTGATACCGTACCTGTAGACGTGATCGTGCTTGATGCGTAAGTAAAGACAACTTGGTTGCTGCTATTGAGTGATACCAACCATCCTGTTGTGCCAGTACCTTTACCGACAAGACCGTAGGTTCCAGAGGAGTTTCTATAAACCCATAATTCAATCGTGAACTTGCCTGTGCCAATTCTTTGCGGAGGTTGATCCGGTATAAGCAGCCAGTCACCAGTACCGTCAAACGAAATACTACTCCCACCCCACTTGCTCTGTGTCGTACTTATCTGAGCATTCCCCACCGTCTCCAAGTCATTCTTAGACGTAGCATCGTAGATACCAGCGTTGGTGAAGTTGAGTAGTAGGGATGTGTTGGTGATAGCGATGAGTGGTGCTGTTGGTGGGGTGAATGCGGAGGTGTATACGGCAGTGCCTTTGACTAAACGGAGACTACTTATGTACCCAGTAAAGTATGATTGCGCCCCGTCAAAACTACCCCCAATATATACTGCTTGCGAATTTGAAGAAAAATCAATCTGAGCTGATGTAGTAGCAGTCCCCTGCGAACTTCCATTTACCCACAATGTCATGCTACTGCCGCTTCTTGTAACTGCAACATGACTCCATGCTGAAAGTGGAAAAGTTGAAGATGAAGCAATTAATGGATCTCCTACCCACGATCCGTTTCCACGAAGATGGACAGTAAACTTGTTTGCATATCCTGTATTCCCATACCGAATACTTATTCCATATGGGTTTACAGACTGTGGTCCTATAATGGCTGGATAACTAACACTCGGATTGGTTGGGGGATAAATCCAGCACTCAAAAGTAAAATCTCCCGTTCCCATATTAAAACTTGAAGAATTGGGAACACTCAAATAATCCCCCGTCCCATCGAAATACCCAGACCCACCAACCGTTGAAGCCGACCATGCGCTTGTGGGGTTGAATGGGGAGAAGGCGACTACGGTTGGGGAACCGCTTGTTGTAAGCGTTTTAGGTGAGTCGCTTATATCAATAAATCTATTGGATTGGCAGGTTAGTAGTTTTACATCAGCAGATGTCGCACCTTGTGAACTTGTTGTTAACAACGAAGTTGGGGGAGTAAAAATAGTAGTTCCGTTTGTTGTACTAGATGTTTGGTAGCTGGTAGGAACACTACCGATACAAACACGCGTTGATGCAAGATATAGTGTCGTAGCTCCACCTATAGTTGCTGTAGGGGTTCCAAAACTTGTCGACGATGTTGTGTTTGCAACCAAAACCCCATTAACAAATAACCGTACTGTTGACCCCTGTCTTGTGGCTACTAAATGATTCCAAGTGTTCGTATTTACCGTGCCGCCAGATAGCACTGCAATACCAGAGTCAGATAAAAATCTGGCTGCACCACTATCTGTTTGTAAATAGATATTATTACCAGCAATGTTTAATACTAATGGAGTGATAATTCCTGCTGAAGCTGTCTGGTAGATAAAAAACTCTAATGAAAAATCACTCGTTCCTATTGCCGTTCCTAGGCTAGCTGATGTAACCGAGTTACTTCCTGAAAAATAATTCCCCCACCCAGTCTGACTAAACGGTGAGAACGTACCTTGTGTCGTGTTGCCGTTGCGGGTGATGGTGAAGCCAACACCACCGTTAGCGGTTCCAGAGTCTAAGAACGTATTGTTCTGCGCGCCATTCGTGCCATTGCCAGGAAGCAATAGCGTGGTGTATTCGTAGTAAGGGTCTGGTGTGACTGCGCTACCTGAAAAGATAGACGCAATCATTGCTGTTAAGTTACCTGCCATATCAAGTCACTCCTGGCCCAGTTACCCACCAAGTATCTGTAGCAACTTTGATAAGTGAAGCCATACCTTTAGTGGCTACTGTACGGTTACCTGTGGCTCCGTTAGCTAGTTGAAACGTTACACCAGCACCAGAGATCGTTAAGTTACCGCTGTTGTTGTTGAGCACTAAGATCGTAGTTCCTGTAGGAAAGGCAACAGAAGCGTTGGTTGGTACTGTAAGCGTTGCTGTAGAACCACCAGTAAAGTAAACATGGTCACCAGCATCACCAAGCACTAACGTGTATGTAGAGCCTGATTGGCTGTTCTGAGGGGCACTTAAGTAACCAACCTGTGTAGACCCATCAGGACCAGTTAATGTGTTGTTACTAGCGGATATAGTCTTGTTAGTTAATGTCTGAGCAGTGCTAAGAGTTACTTCACCATTAGTTCCGTCAGTTCCTTTAGATGCTAATACAGACCAATACGTTGTGTTCGTAGGTAAGTTACCTGTACTCTGTAGAATACATACATAGGTAGAACCATTATATGTAGCTACATCGTTGGGGTAATAGGTTGTACCGCCAGCATAAGCACCTTGGAAAGTCAATGTAGCATAGCCAAGGCTGTTCCATGCTGTAGATCCATTACCTACTTTGAACTTGGTTAATGATGTATCAACACCTACTTCACCGGAAGCTAGTGTTGGGTTAGCAGTAGACCACTGAGAAGTAGTTCCACGGCGTAGTTGTACTTGAACTGGCATTACGGTGTTCCTCCATCAATAGGATCAACGGCAAGGTAGCTACTGTCTGGAGCACCTCCGTCTAAATTTGTACTTCCTCCACCACCTCCACCAGATACGGTAGACCATGTAAAAGCAGATCCACTCCACTTAAGATAAGTATCTGATGTTGTTGGTGCAGTAATAAAAGTTGTTGTATTTGATCCGCTCTGATAAGCAATTCTGTTAGCAGCACCGCCAAGTAAGTTAGTAGCTGAACCAGCACTACCAAGCACATCAATGTTCCAAGTACCTGTAGCATTAGTACCAGATATAGAAGGAGCACCAACTGTGTTGTAACTAATTGTTCGTGCTACAGAACCATCAAAGGTAGTTCCTGAAGCAGCTCCAGTACCGCTATTGTCAAAGGTAGCAGCATATGTTGTTGTACCACCTCCACCACCTGTACCATTCGCTGCTGATGTGATACGACCTTGTGCATCAACAGTGATATTAGCGTTAGTATATGAACCTGCTGTAACCGCTGTGTTCGCTAAGTTAATGGTTCTGTTAGCGGACAAATCGCCGCCACCAGACAACCCAGTACCAGCAGTGATTGTTGTTGTTCCTACCGCATAACCAGCAGAGGCATGATTACCCCAACTATAAGCAGTATCCCAATCAGTTTGCTTTGATGTGGTCGGTATTCCATAACCGGCTGTATATGATACTGCTAACGTACCTGCTGATGTTACTGGAGATCCTGTTACAGTTAATCCAGTAGGTACTGACATAGCTACTGATGTTACTGTTCCGTTCCCTGACAAAGCAGCAATGTTACTAAGGGTTGTCTTTACTGTGTTACCACCCTGTACAATAGGTACAACTTCAGTACCAGCCAGTGCTGATGCATTTGATAGTGCTGAGATCTTTACGTCAGCCATGTCTACTCCATGATAATGTAGTCACCAGCTTCTGTGGTGAGGAAATCACCGTTTTCAGTAGCCAGGATGTTCGCAACACTAAG